TGGGAGACCCTGATGGATCATCATTAGTAGTGCGAACGTAGAGCTTTACGTCACACTTCTCAGGAACAGGACCATCAAAGTCATCTAGCTCGTCAATATTGACCAAAATGTCGTCAATCAAGTTCGTTCCAGGGAAGTACGATCTTGCCCTTAAAGTGCTTTCAAGACGCAAACTACCTACATGAGTCAAGGTATAAGGATTTCCGTTGAATTGGTATTCGCCAGAGACCTGCCGAACGCTGCCATTAGCAGCCAGCTCAAGCTCTTGATCTGATGTGTCAACGCTAAGGTTTGTTTTGTTGCCAGGAAACGTTGGGTCCTCAGTTGCGGACAATGCTGAGACTTCTTCTGCACTTTCAAGCTCAGGCTTTGTGTACTCAATAAGCGCAAAATTATCGCTCTCGCGACCGCCAGAGTCAATAAATTTCATTGAGTAAGTTCCAGACTTCAGGTCTGCATAAACCTCTGTTGCAGATCCTGCAATTTCCTCTGAGATGCTAGTTGAGTTGCTCCAGGTGACACTAGAAGTGTTTGGCGAGTGACGCAATCTAACGTGACCGCCATTCCGCACGTCAAGGTCAAGTGACTGACGCCAAGTCAACTTAGCCTGGCCGTTAACAGGAATCATGTCAAAGTTAATATAATTGGCGTCATTGGCGTCTAAGATTAGTTGCGGCTTCGCCGTTTTGCCCGCAATTGGGAAGCTTTTTGTTGTAACGATACTGCCACGATTTAGATAATTTCTTGCCTGAATTTGCACATGCAAAGTTCCTGCTCGAATGTCGCGAATAGTAATGGATGGTGACGCAGTCGTAAGAGTTACAAAGTTATCGTTATCTATCCTGTACTGAACACGAAACTCACTAATGTTGATGCGATCATGCTCCCAGCTAACTGACGCACCAACGAACACCCCTTGACCTGTCTCATACAAAAACTCTTCTGCTGCAATTGATTCAACAGCGTTTGGTACAGCAGAAAGATTCGTGATATCTCTAGTTGTAAGTTCCTCGCCCGTTTCAACAGCGTCATAGATTGATGAGTTGTAAGCAACTGCGCTAACCCCATAAACGCCATCTTCAGATTCAGCAACAGAAAGAACCCTGAATTGCTGCGACTGCAGATCCGATGTTTGTACTAAAAATATTGAGCCAGCTGTTGGAATTTGACTAAATGCAGACGTAACGTCAATAGTTGCCGTTCCATTTGCTTGCGGCTGAACGCCACCTGCGGGAATGCTGCGTGTTTCAGCAATGCCACTGGGTAGCATGACCGATACCTTTGGATTGTTATCGCTAGTTGCCAAGCTGACCGATAAATTAGTGCTGCTGTCAACAGTTAATTGAGTCGCTGTTGCAGAACGCACTCGACCACTTCTGCGAGCGCCTGCCCTAACTGGATCATTAATGTCTACAACCTGCCCAGGACGAAGAATAATTCCACTGTCAATGCCAACTGCGAACTGGCATGTTTCAGTAAGATTTTGCTCTGAAAGCAGCATCCACTTGCCAATCCTATGCGCCTGACCTTGGCTGTAACAACCAACAGCTTTGATGTCTTTGTTGATAATGCCGTACTTAGCCACTGCGGCGTGATCCTCAACATATTCAAACTCTGTGTCGCCTTGTGTGTCGTAATTCTGGTAGGCAACAGTCGCAACCGTATGACGAGACTTTTGAGATGTTCCACTATATGTAAACAACCCGTCGATTACGTTTGACGGACCAAGCGCATAACTTGAGTCAGTAGGCTTGTCTTGGTTGAGCACCAGAGAGCCAGCGCCGTAGTAAGCGATTCCTCTAAATATGGCTGTTATTTCTTGAATTACGTTGTAAACCTCAGAGCGGCTGTTGAGAAGCATGTTAAGACTAAATCTCGGCTCAAAACCAGCTTCTGCACCAGTCCTGCCGTTTGGAACGAGTTCATTGCAATACTGACTCACAGAAAAGAAATCATATTTATCAAGCGTTGACTCTGGAACACCAGCCCCATAGCGATCATTCGTAAGCAAGTCGTACAAGCACCATGCTGGGTCATTAGTCCAAACCGGCCCCCCTGGAGAACCTGGCTCACTGCTTAATTGTCCGTTCCAGACGCCACTATATGTAATTCTTCCAGGCACTCCGTCTGTGATTGTTTCAGTAGCGCCAGTTGACACGACAAGCCTTGTCGTTTCGCTTGTGTCTACCTTTGCATTAGTCGGCACTCCAACTTTTATTCCACGAATCAGATATTTACGGGTTGGAATGCTGCTAAACTCACGAGAGTCAAATCGAAGCGCAACTAATGCAGAGTTTGGGTAGCTGAATTTTTCGTCAATAATTTCGGTAAAGCTCTGGAAGATAGTGGTGCTGCCGATTTTAGAACTTGTCTCGTCAGCACTAACTCGCACCATGCGGACCTGTACGTTTGTGCTGCTGCTCAACGTAATCATGTAGTCACGCTGATAACGATTGCTGCTTTTGCCACTAATTGTGTCAGAGCCCCCAGGAAGAACGTCAGAAAAAGTACCACCGTCATACGAAATTTGAATTTTTATTTCTACACTATGCCCTACAATGTCTCCATCGTCCTCAATCTTCTGAAGACTAGGGATCGTTAGCGTTACGCGAAGACGATCAACATTAGTTCCGCTTACGCTACGAGTTACAGGGCTGCTGTTGGTAACCTCAACGTTGACTGGCGTTTCAGTCTGAGTTGCACCAAAATCATCAGGAATATGAGTCTGCGCTTGAGTGCCGTTGCGCGTAATGACTCTGTATCCAGAAAAATTATCGCTTCCGTCTGGATTTTGAACGGGAGTGTCGTCAAGAAAAATGCTTTTGTAACCATTGTCTAAGCCTTGAATCTCGCCTTCACTAATCAAGTCCAGCACACTTGCAAACTGGATCGACTGCAGACTGTCATCTGCCTCTGTAGGCGTATGGCCACCGCCACCACCACCTTTTCCACCGCCACCGCCAGCGCCCTGAACGTACTTGGTTTGTGTCATACCTGTTTTTGATCGACGTCGAGACCGCTGGATAGCACTGCTGAACCAACGAACACCCGCCCATAGGCTATTGGCACAGGCAAACCTTGCTTGGCGGTGTTGACCACATTATTGAAAACAAAAGATTCCAGCTTGGCAGCTTCAACACCTCGCTCAAGCCCTGTATCAGGTTGCGGAGAGATTGCCTGTGCAATTCCACCTACGACCAATGCAATTCCTAAATTGCCAGCAACTGCGGCAAGACTTGCCGCCAGCGTTGCTTTGGCTGCTATTACTTGGCCTGTCGCAGTGACTGTCGTTGCAGTAGTTCCAAACCCCACTGCTCCATTCGCAAACAATCCCGCGCCACCTGATGCAACTGCAATGCCAATCAATGCTGCGCCAAGCAAAATTTGACCAGCACCACGTCCTGCACCAGCAACTACGGGTGTGATGCTAAAAACCTCACGATCACTGAACGGTACTAACAAGGGAGCAATGTTCTCTTCAGTCGCTTTTTCCTTGCTGACTGCCACTCGATAACCAACACCATCCTTTTCGCTGTCGATCAACCACTTTTCGAGGCCAGGGAAATTAACGCAAAGCGCCTTGATCGCCTGCGCTGGTGTGTTTACATCAAACTCAAACCGGCATTGACCAAGCCGTTTACGCAAAGCGCCGTAGACCTTAACGACTTTCATGCCTCAGAGCGCAGGCAGTGCTCTTGCCATAGTAACCGCCATAGAGGTCTCGGCTAGATAGTCTGCCCTGCACATGGTGCAGCACTTGCTGATCACCCATGTAAATCGCTGCGTGATTCGGCAGCGGTGAAACAAGGTTCATCAAAAGCAGATCACCAGGCTGCAGCTCTTCCATTGGAATCTGATAAAAGCCTTCCGCAGCAAAGTTGTCCATATACAAATTCTCGCCACGATCCCAAAACTTGTCTCGGCGGTAATAATCACGCAACTTTATGCCGTACTCCCTTGCATACCAGTCACGCACAAGCGTGTAACAATCGACCACGCCAAACACAAATTCACGCCCAACATACGGCAGCTCAAAGCCCTCCGGTTCGCAGTAACCCCATTTTTCAGTGCTTGGATTGACAATGAACCAAGGCAGCTCTGATTTTTCACAAGCAACGCGATCAGCTGTAGACGGCTGAGGGTTCATGATCGGATGACTGTGGACAATCGCCATGACCTCACCTTGATCTTCTACTTCCTGCCATCCAGACAAAACAAAGTGCTCATCAGGCGTGTCTGCAATGTTCTGGCACGGGAAATACTGATATCGCCCTTTAACTACAGCAACCAAGCCACAGCACTCACGAGGTGCTTCAGCCTTGGCATGCTTAAGGACCTCAGCCTTCATAGCTGCTGATAACTGCATCACTTAGTCAAACCCGCTCCAGGGAATGAACCAAACGGCAGCTCAGCATTGTTAGTGCCTTTGAAACGGCATTCACAACTTGAAATGCGCTTGCCGCACACATCCTCAGCATCAGTGGTTACTCCGTTGTCGCTTGCATCAAAACGCCTGTAATTTGTGCCATCAATGTCTTTGCCTGGGCCTACTGAGGGGTTGTAGCCACATTCTGGTGACTTATAAATCCACTGGCAGACGTTGGCAATGACCTGCCGTTTAGGCAGTTTTTGACCTGCAAGATCAAATTTGCTGGCCAGCTCAAACGTTACGGTGTCGCGTGACTCACTCGCTTTACGGTCAATGAACCAACGTTCCTGCGGGAACTGTGCGTTTGGATCAGGCACCCCGCTGGGGTTGCCAGTCGTCTCAGGGTTCAGGGTGTCTCCGCCTTGCGTCAACAACGTGTCGCCGTTTTGCGCAACAGCAATGTTCTCAAAGCGGAAGTTGATGTCGTCAAGGTATTTCTTAAGCGTGCGGATGCGTCGAACTTCTGCTCCACCAAGGTCATTGCCTGCTGTTGTGGCATTAACAAGTGCAAGCAACACCGTCATCGTGCTATCAAGATTGCTAACAGTCAGCGTTGGACGAGGCAGTGTCCCAGTGCTGGTGTACTCAAAGCCCTGCGCCTGAACCGGAAGTCGCGTATATACGCTGCCACCAAAGACCACATTTACGTCTTGCTGTCGATCATTACGACTCATGCCTGAATGCCAGCGGTATACCTCTGAACTGCCATGAAGAGTGCTGTCCAAACGCAGCTCGAACAGCTCAATAATTGCGCTTGGCGCAAGTTTCAGCAGCTCATCGTAAACACTGCTGATCGCAGTCCAAACACACGTTCCATCAGTAACCGTGCCCGCTATATCAGTTGGCCATGTCGGCTCTGCACTGGCTGAGGTGCCAGCGGTTGTGCAGCGAAACCACAGTCCGGTTCCATACGAAACCGTGGAGCGACGAACGTCACCAACAGCGAAAGCGGTGTTAGCGGACCAAGCTGCTACTGCCATTACGGTTCAAAGACTTCGCGAAAGGTTGCCTGAATGTTGGCAAGATTTGAATACGGAAGAGTCTTGCTCCAAGAAGGACAAATCCATTTATAGGTTCCGCTGTCATCAGGCGGAGACCAGTCGAACGCCGCATTGTCATCAGCTCTCGCATTGAGAAAATCCTCAATGGTGTCTGCCTCTGACTCTGTGATGTTTCTCCACTCCAGTGACCATTCCTTGGGATTCTGATTGAGGCCCATCGTCAACCTGGCCTGGTAGCCATCGCCGAATTGAACAGTCCTGACAACAGGCTGGCTGCGCTTTTGCGCTCCGTAAGACGGATCAATAGAAGGGAATACTGCCATTAGCTTGCAAGTAAGCCTCCAGGACGCTTCTGCTTGATCAGCTCCTGTTGTACTGCAATACCAATTGCTTTGCCCAGCTGGTTAGCTTGACCCGTGTCGCCCTCAACAGTAGATCCAGCAGCATCAACATTCACAGTGATGTTGCCCATCGACCCGCCAGAAGCCTCAACCCCAAGCTTGCCATTGGCTCCACGGCGTAGCGGCAGAATTGCTTCTGCTCCGGCCTCGCCCATTAGACCAAAACGACCAGATCCTCCATTGGCGTATTGGAATAACGTCGGCTTGTCGACGATGCCACCCATCGCATAAGGCACGATCTTGTTCTTGGCGAAAGCAGCGCCTTTACCTGCAATAAGAAAATCTTTGGTCAATGGGTCTGGTGACTGTGTGCTTGCGCCCTTGGTGAGTCCAAGGAAGCTGCCAACACCTGGAATCAAGCTCAAGCCTTGGAACAGTGCTCTCTTCGCAAAGATACGAGCCAGGTCACTGATCACAGAGTTGGCAAAGTCACGGAAGTTAGCCTTGCCGGTGGTGACGAAGTCAGCGAATGCATCACCAAGGTCTCTGACTGCATTGACTCCAACCTCGCCAACGGCCTCAGCAACATTCATTGCCTCGTCAAATACTTCGCGGAGGCCCTTCTTGAATTTGAAAAGAGGCTTCGTGGCATTTTCGAGGTGTTTTTGAAGTTCAGCCAATGCAGCTTGCAACTGCTCGTCAGTCATGAAGTCTTTATACGCTTTGGCAAAATCTTTCAGCTGACGTTGAATCTCAACTCTTTGCCGCTCTTGCTCGCTAACAAGTGTGCCTTCAAG